AGCTAGTAGTTTATCATAAGGATTAGTATCTATCTTAATTCCACCAAACTTATCAAGACCTTCTTTTAATGCTGCATTTGCAAACGCTTGTCGTTTTTCAAAATCGGTTAATTGACTAGCTGATTTGCCTATACTTCTGGCATAGTCTGTTGTAGCTTTTTCTATTTTTGTAAAAATACCTAATTCATCAAGCAATTCAGGTTCTAGTTTAACAATACCGCGAGTAAGTCTATTAATACTATCAGCAGTGTCTCTACCTAAAGCTTGTGATGCTTTTTTAGCTACTTCGCCTAATTTTAGGAACTGTTCAGGGCTTAATCCAGCTGCACTAGCTTGTGCAGTAGCTTCCATAGCATCGCGTAAACTAATAGCATTTCCGGTAGTTTCTGCAAATCTTTTAGATAAGGCACCAAGAGCTTGGCCACTTTGCGCACCTAATTGATTTAAACCTTGAACAATATTAGCTGTATTCATGGCTTGGCTTAATAAATTAAAAGCCGTACTTACAGCATAAATATTAGCAGCTAGAGCAGCGTATACACGAACTAATCCACCAAGACCTTGAGCTTGATTAGCAAAATCGCGAGCACTTGCACCTGTAGCTCCCATGGTACCACGACCACGACCATACTCAATATTTTGACTAGCCGCACTAGCCACTGTGCCGCGACTGCGACCAGTTGCCCTATCTAATTCTTTGTTTAGTAACTTAGCTTGATCAGTTTCACCGCGCAGATTACTTTTTAGTTTTAATTCAAAATCAATGGTATTACCAGGCATGGTATCTCCAATTACTAAAATTTTACGTATAGGACAATTCTAACATAAAGGCATTTACTTGTCAACGTAAATTTTTTAAATACTAAAAAACCCGCTAAGTATATTACTGAGCGGGTTTTTGATGTTTGCGATTTAATTCGGTTGCACGAATTCTATCAATCATTTTAACTAGTACTACAGTAATATATCGATCTTCTGGTTGTAATCCTGATATATCAAATATTTCTGTAATACCTATTAAGCTTTTGCCTAAATATACACCACTAAAACTATCCCATTCATCACGTAACAAGTTATATATTTGAAAAGCTTGTTGCACTTCTAGTATAAAATCTTCAAATTCTACTGGTATATCTTCTGGTACTGGTTCAGTACCTAATTGTTCACACATATCAAAATACTGCTCCCTGTCCATACCAAGGGCACTATTTTGTATATAATTTGTAAGGTCTTGTTCTGCTTGAGCTAGTTGCTCTTGGAAAAGTTTCCCAAGTCACTTACCTGTTCGCTAACAAAAGCATCAAAATTTGAACTATTTTTCATTAAGAACAGCGCATTCTCACTAGTGTATTCTAGTTCTTTTTCTAAGTCATGCTCGCCTAAGTCTACGGGGGCTAGTTGTTCTAAGTATTTAAGCTTTAAACCAGTCCAGCCTTTAATAGCATTTTCTACATATAGTTGTAGAAAAAGATCTTCATTAAATTCTTCTTGTGGCTGACGATTTTTGAATGTAGTCTTTGTTGACTTTTTTCTGATGTTAAGTAGCGTTTCGCGGGATAAGAATGCTAGCATAATTTTAAAATCAGGCATTCCTGGATATTCTACTTCAACTTGTTTTGAGGGAACTAGTAGGGATTTTAGGGAAAGAGTCATTTATTACCTTAAGGGATGAAAATTATGGTAGCAGTGAATAGTTCACTGCTACCACATATAATTAAGCGTAGTAACGAATTGCTATGTCACTTGGCTTTGTTAAGTCAAATACACTATTAGCAGCTGTTGCATTAGGTACAAAACCTTGAGCTGTAAAGTTAATACTTGTAGAAATAACTTGTTCAACGCTAACAGCAGGTACGCCAATTGTAACTGCAGGCATATCTAAGACAACTTTAACGGCGTTTGAAGCTCCACCAATATTAATTTTTAGTGCAAACATGGGCTCAATAGCTGTAGACACTTGATCTAACATGTCTGCTAGTAGTTCGCCGGTTTCTTTATCAGTACCAGTACGTAAGTATGCTGTTAAACTTCCAGTAATAGCACGAGTACCTGTGTAATAAGTAATAGGCTGATTAATTACTCCAAGAATAGCTGGTGTAATATATGTAATATTATTATTGATTGTAATGCTGCCGCCTGTAATAGGAATATTATAACTATCACCAGCACTAATACTTGTACCAATAGCTTTAACTGCATTCATATTAATTGTACTTAGTTTATTAGTAATAAACTGAGCATTAGTATCTTTTGATGTAAAAGCACCGTTGGAGCCTACGTCTGTATTTGTACCACCGCTAAAAGTACTAGTGCCTGCAGATACACCGGTTGCTAGTTGACGCAAGGCAGTGGCTTGACCAGTCCACTGTGCAGTAGCAATTTGATCAATACCAAAGTCAATAGTTACTTGATTAAGCGCGCAGTTATCTACAGCATATAATACATTATCTACTAGGAACAACATACCAAATTTTTGTAATTGATTTGCGTCGCTGTGTCCTGCGGTAGCTTGACTGTAGTCAGCATTACTCTCGTTCCAAGACCACTTACTGTACTTAATAGTACCAGCAGGTGTTAGTGTAGTGGCTGTAATTGCTGTGGTGGAAAAGTTAAATAGTTGAATAGTAATACTAGCGGCTGTACTAGTAACTACGCGGCCGGCTGTGTTAACATATTCAGTTAATCCTGTAGGTGTAGTACCAGTAACACCACTTAGTGTAATAATATCACCTACTGTAGGTGTTCCAGTCATTGCTGTGCCAGTAATAGTTACTAATCCTCCAGCACTAACTACCACAGTAGTAACTCCAGTAATACTTGAAGGAGTACCAATGGCTTCTGCACTTAGTAGTGCATTCCATAAGACGCTTTCTTCAGCAGTAATCTTGGTAGCTTGATCTCGTGGTCTGATATAAGTACTAAATGCAAAATCCACAGGAGCTAAGCTAGTATTAAAGCTGCGCTGACCACGAACAGGAGTTGTGCCTGCTTCATTAATAGTAACAGTTTCGCTATTAACGTTTTGTGAAAATGTAAATCCGTCTAGAACTTGAATTTCAAAAGTATTTGTAGCACTAAATGCTACTCCACCTTCTCCAGCTGCTGGCTTAATAACGCCAGTTGTTGTATTTACGTTTGTAGTAAAGAAAACTCTACTATTACGAACTAAATTTAAGGCCATAATCTTTCCTTGTAGTGTTCCAGCAGAATTCTACAAATTGCCAGACATTTATCTGCAGGTTGTAGCGGGTACTGGAAGATTATTGTAGTGCATATCGCACCTGTAAGTTTATCTCTCCAACTCCATAGGGAACCAATAACCCTTCGTCCGTTGTAATAGATATAATTAAAATTTCTGTTGTTTCATGTCCTGGTTCTGTGTCATATTGGAGCACTCTGTTTAGATTTACGCAACGCTCTATATCTTCTATAAGTTGCTCTAGTTCTTCTTGAGCCGTATCTTCGCTACGCACATAGCATTTAATTGCTATGTTTAGGAATCCCCAAGTAAAGTCGCCTGGCAAGTACTCACGGGTTTCACTGCCTGGGGTTGCATATATACTAGGAAAGTCTTGTATTTCGTCCCAGAACTTTAGTTTAGCATATGCGTTGTTATATATGTTAGTTATATATGGGCCTGTACCGTCAATCTCTTTAAACTTATCTACTAGGGCATTTACTATTTTTGTTCGTTTAGTCATATTAGTACGGCCCTCATACGTGTTATCATTTGTTCCTGCATGATTTCTCGGATTGACTTAGATATCAACAGTTTAGGGTCTCTGCTCCGTGGATACTGCTGTCTGCCACCCTCACTAAAAGTTGCATACGGGTACTTCATATAAGTATAGTATGCGGTAATCATACCTTCACGACCTTGAGTTACATTATTTACTTGTACACTTTGAGCAAATCTACCAGTTCTATAATTTAAAATATCACTTTTATCACCAGTACCCATGTTTTCACGGATTTTTTGGGATAACAAACTATTTATAATAAGTTGTAAATTTGTTAAATTTATAGAAGCTTTTGGAGGTTTTGTAGATGGTTTAGAAAGTTTATTTAATTTTACTTTTGATTTTACTAATCCAGCAAATACTTGTTTAGAAATATTATTTTTAGTAGTATTAGAAGTTTTACTTTTACTTTTATATTGTACTACCCTATCACCTTTAAGCGCACTGGTAATATTATATTTTACATACTCTATAATGTTTGGTGATTTTTTATGATTAACAATATATCTAGCTAATCTGCTTGATATTATAGTTTGCAATTTAGAAAATTCACTAGCTAGTTTTTTTAATACTTCTTTATTTTGTCCGCGTTTTTCGCGTTTTTCAAGAACACTTCCTC